GGCAAGGTTCTGTACGGGTCTGGGGAAAACGGCCACGCTGCGGGGCGTGGGCGGCGCGCTGGGCGGCGCGCAGGGGTGCGGCCGGCTGATTTGATGGCTCGCGGTAGGGGTGCCGCACAGAGCCTCTCAGCCGGTCGCCCCACCGATACGAACCTGATACTTGCAGGTCAGGGCGCTAAAAGCGTACGCCGATGTATCATGGGGGTATGACGACGAGCCGCGACTGCGAGCACTGCGAGGGCCCGATGCCGATCACGGCTCGGCGTCACGCGCGGTTCTGCAGGCCGGCGTGCCGAGCTGCTGCTCACCGCGCGGCCCGAGCGATCCCGGCCGAGCTCATCCGCCGGCCCCGGTGGATCCGGCGCACCTCGCGGAAGGTTCCGCTCACCGTGCACGGCGACGTCGCGAGCAGCACCGACCCGTCGACCTGGTCGCGGTACGCCGACGCCGCGGCGAGCAGCGCCGGCGCTGGGCTCGGGTTCGTCCTCGACGGCGACGGCGTCGTGTGCCTCGACCTCGATCACTGCCTCGACGCCGAGGGCGCGGTCGCCAGTTGGGCGCAGGGCGTGCTCGACGCGGTCGGCGGCTCGACATGGGTCGAGGTGTCGGCGAGCGGCGACGGGCTGCACGTGTGGGGGCGCGGCTCGCTGCCCGGCGACGCGGGCCGTCGGCTGCGGCTCGGCGACGGCACGGTCGAGGTGTACGCGATCGGCCGGTACATCGCGGTCACCGGGCGCACGTGGGGCGACACGCCTCGGCGGCTCGGCGACCTGCAGCACGTAATCGACTCGCTGCTGTAGCGCCCGACACGGGTGTGCGGCGGCGCACCCGACACGGGAGGTACAGCACATGGCACGCCTGCAGATCCTCGAACTGCCCGAGGGCACCGACGACGTGCGGCCGCCGTACGTGCTCGTCGTCGACGAGACGACGCCGCAGCGCATCGTGATCGGCATGGATCAGGGCACGGTCCCGGACTACTGGCAGCGGGTCGCCGACGCGATCGGCGCGCGCGGGGTGATCGTCACGGCCGAGACGGTTGAAATCCCGGCGAACGATGTGTCGGCCGAGTTCCGCGAGGGTCTGCAGCAGCACCTCGGCGAGATGTACGAGACGGCTCGTCGATCGCTGTCGGAGTCGGAGACGCTCGGGCACAAGCTGCTGCAGCGCGCCGAGATCGCCGAGGACGTCACGGCGAAGACGAAAGCGATCATGGAGCGCCGCACCCGGACGCTCCGCGAGCGCGCCGAGGCGGCCGAGGCCGGACGAGTCGCTGCCGACAACATGCTGCGAGCGGTCTGCGAGGTGTTCGGCGGGCCCCATCAGGATCCGGTGGTGAAGGCACGCGAGACGCTGGCCCGCGCCGAGAATGCCGAGGCCAAGCTGCAGGCGCTCGTCGAGGCGCAGCAGCGCGAACTCGTCGAGCGCATGGACGCAATCACGGATGCGCTCGGCCTCGACCGGCTGCGTGACTGGGATGAGATCGTGTCGGCGATCAAGCTGCATCGGAAGATCGCGGCCGAGGGCGGGCACGAGTTCGGCGGTTCAGGGTTCAGGGACCCGATCCGCTGCTCGCGCTGCGGGATCGAACGCACCGAATGGGTCACGCGTCGCGACGTGCCGACGTGTGTCGAGGTGTGGTCGACGAAGGGGGGCGAGTGATGGCAGGCAACGGCCCCGCCCCGAGCAGCCGCAAGGTGCGGCGCAACAAGGACACGATCCCGCAGACCGTGCTCAGGTGGGAGCGCGCCGAGGCGCCCGAGCTGCCCGAGTTCCGCATCGAGCGCGACGGCGAGCTCGTCGAGTTCGTGTGGCCCGAGCGCACCCGCGAGTGGTGGGCGATGTGGGAACGCAGCCCGCAGGCCGACCACTTCGGCGAAAGCGACTGGCAGTACCTACTCGACACCGCGCTGATTCACGCCCGGCTGTGGCGGGGCGATCTGTCGGCGGCCGCCGAGCTGCGGCTGCGCGTCGCGGCGTTCGGAGCGACACCCGCGGACCGGGCCCGACTGCGCATGGTGTTCGCCGAGGCGGACGGCGCCGACGGCGGCAGCGGCCGGTCGGGCGGGCCGAGCGCTCGCGAGCGGTACGGGAACCTGCGGCCGCTGCCCGGCGGTAAGGCGGCGGGCGGCAGCAAGGGCGCGTAGGTCGGGGGTTCGTCATGCCGTGGCGTGGCCCGGAGTACGAGGGCGAGTTTCCGACTCTCGGGTACTACGTCCTCGACTGGATGATCGAGAATCTGGCGCAGCCCGGCCGGGACGACGGCGCCCCGTTCGTCCCGACCGCCGAGCAAGCCGAGTTTCTGCTGCGGTTCTACGAGGTTCACCCGGTCACTGGCCGGCGGGTCATTCACCGGGCGCTGCTGTCACGGCCGCGCGGTTGGGGCAAGAGCCCGTTCGTTGGTGCGATCGCGCTCGCCGAGGCGTGCGCCGACGTCGTCGCCGACGGGTTCGACGCCGACGGCGAGCCGGTCGGCCGGCCGTGGCACTCGATCCGTACGCCGCTCGTGCGTATCGCCGCGGTGACCGAGGACCAGACCGACAACACTTGGATCCCGCTCCGCGAGATGGCCCGGGGCGGGTCGCTGTCGACCGACTACGGGCTCGAAGTCCTCGACACCGTGATCTACCTGCCGCGCGGCGAGATCAGCCCGATCACGTCGAGCGCGACCTCGGCCAAGGGCGACCCTGCCTGTTTCGCGTCGCTCGACCAGACCGAGGAGTGGACGGCAACGAACGGCGGCGTCCGGCTCGCGAAGGTGATGCGGTTCAACGCCGCGAAACTCGGCGGGTCGCTGATCGAGACGCCGAACGCGTTCACGCCGGGCATGGGGTCCGTCGCTGAGCAGTCGGCCGCGGACTATCAGGCGATCCTCGACGGCCGGTCCCGGGCGCGGGGCATCCTGGTCGACCACCGTGAGGCGCCGCCGGACACCGACATGACCGACGAGCGGTCGCTCGTCGCCGGGCTGCGGTACGCGTACGGCTGCAGCTCGGATCACCCCGACGGGTGCGTGCTGCACGACCCGCCGTGTGAGCCCGGCTGGTCGCCGATCGAGCGGCTCACTTCCGAGTTCTGGGACACGAGCAACGACCCGCAGGATCTGCGGGCCGACTTCCTGAACCAGATCACGCACGCGTCCGACGCGTGGCTGACCGAGCCCGAGGTGCGCGCGTCGTCCGACCTCGGCCGGATCGTGCAGCCGGGCGAACGGATCGTGCTCGGGTTCGACGGCTCACGGCGCCGGGCCCGGGGCGTCACGGACGCGACCGCGCTGATCGGCTGCCGGCTGTCCGACGGGCACCTGTTCACGATCGGCGTGTGGGAGCAGCCCGAGCGACTGCCGGTCGGCCCGGACGGCAAGCCGGTCGAGTGGCAGGTGCCGGTCGTCGAGGTGCTCGCCGCAGTGCACGAGAGTTTCGACCGGTACGACGTCGTCGGCATGTACGCCGACCCCGCGAAGTGGGAAAGCCACGTAGCCGACTGGGAGGCGGCATACGGGCCGCGGCTCAAGGTGCAGGCGACCCGGCAGCACCCGATCGAGTGGTGGATGACCGGCGGCCGCAGCACGCTGATCGTGCGGGCGCTGGAGAAGTTTCATACGGCGCTCGTCGAGGGCGAGCTGACGCACGACGGCTCGTCGGCGCTCGTGCGGCACCTGGTCAACGCCCGCCGCCGGCCGTCCCGTTCCGGCCTGCAGATCGGCAAGGCACACCCCGACAGCCCGAAGAAGATCGACGCCGCGATCGCGGCGGTGCTCGCGTGGCAGTGCAGGCTCGACGCGATCGCGAAGGGCGTCGCGGCCGAGGAACCCGAGATGTTCGGCGGCACGTTCTGACAGGAAGGGGGCGACATGCTCGACGAGACGCCCGAGCTCGACAATCCCGATTACATGCTGCTGCGCCTCGGGCGTCGGCTGCGCAAGCGCGCGGGTGTCCTCGACGAGTGGTGGCGGTACTACCGCGGTCGGCCGCCGCTGCCGATGCTGCCCCGCAACGCCGAGGCGGCGTTTCTGGAGTTCCAGCGGAAGGCACGCACGAACTTCTGCGGCGTGATCGCGAACAGCACCGTGCACCGGCTGCGCGCTATCGGCGTGACCCGCCGGGACGGCGAGCCGGACGCCAACGCGTCGCGCTGGTGGCAGCTCAACCGGCTCGACTCGCGGCAGAAATTGGTGTGGCGGGTCGCGATGGCACAGTCGGTCGGGTACATGCTCGTTGGCGAGCACCCGACCCGGGTCGAGGACAACGGCCGGCCGTCGCCGCTGATCACGGCTGAGCACCCGCGCGAGGCGATCGTCGAGCGGGACCCGGCGACCGGCGAGGTACGGGTCGGGCTGCGGGCGATTCACGACGACGTCGACGGCTACGGGTACGCGTGGGTGCTGTACGACACCGAGCTGTACTCGTACCGGACGCGCGAGCGGTGCACGCCGACCCGGCTGCCGTGGGGCCCGGACTCGTGGGAGCCGCTCGACGACGGCGTGCCGCACGACCTCGGCGGCGTGCCCCTGGTCGAGTTCGCGCGCATGCCCGATCTCGGCGAGGACCCGGAGCCGGAGTTCGCCGCGGCGATGGACATTCAGGACCGCGTCAACATGGGTGTGCTGAACCGCATGGCGGCGTCGCGGTACTCCGGGTTTCGGCAGAAGACAGTCACGGGGCACAAGTTCGCGAAGCGCACCGACCCGACGACCGGGCTCACTGTGGTCGAGCAGCCGTTCGTGCCCGGGCCCAACAACGTGTGGGTGTCCGAGGGCGAGAATGCGCGGTTCGGGCAGCTCGACGCGACCGACCTGACCGGGTTTCTAAAAGAGCACGCGAGCGACGTACGCGACATGCTGATCATCAGCCAGACACCCGCGTACTACTACGCCGGCGACCTGGTCAACATCTCGGCCGACACGGTCGCCGCCCTCGACCTCATGCACGTCGCGAAGTGCCGCGAGCACATCGCGGCGTTCGGCGAGGGACTCGAAGAGGTGATGACCCTCGCGGCGGCGCAGGCCGGCGTCGCCGACGACTACACCGAGGCGTCGGTGCGGTGGGCGCGGCCCGAGTACCTGTCGCCGGCGGTCCGCGCCGACGCGGCGACGAAACTCAAGAGCATCGGGTATCCGCTGGACATCATCGCCGAGGATCTCGACGAGACGCCCGAGCGAGTGCGTCGCATCAACGCGAGCGCCGCAGCGGCCGCGCTGCTCGGCGCGTCGCTGCTGCCGGCGAACCCGGCGCCGACAGCGGGCAACCTGCCCGATGACCAGGGGGCCGGCGGTGGCGAATGAGGCGCTGCAGGCGGCGCTCGCCGAGCGGTACGACGCGCTGTCGGCGTCGCTGCGGGATCGGCTGATCACGTTCGTACTGTCCGCGTTCGACGGTCTCGGCTCGTACCGGGACGCCGACGCGGCCGAGTTCCTCGACCGAGTGCTGCCGGTCGTGCTGTCGGCGCAGCAAACCATGGGGCAGATCACCGACGCGTACCTGTCCGCGGTGATCGCCGACATGATGGGCGGCGCCGCGGCGCCGACCGGCGTGCAGCTCGCCGAGGATCTGCGCGGGGTCGACCCGGCCGAGGTGTATCACCGGCCGTTCGTCACCGCGTACACCGCTCTCAGCCAAGGGAAGGCGTACGCCGAGGCGGTCGGCGAGGCGCGCACGCGGCTGCTGTCGATCACAGAGACCGACCTGCAGCTCGCCCGGACGCACGCCGCTCGGCAGTCGATGACGCGCAGCGGCCGCGCGAAGTTCTTCCGGCGTGACCTACGCGGCACGAAGAACTGCGCCTTGTGCGTGATCGCGTCGACGCAGCGGTACCGGGTTGAGAACTTGATGCCGATTCACCCCGGCTGTCACTGCAAGCCGGTCCCGATCCCGGGCAACCAGGACCCGGGGCAGATCATCGACGAGGCGCTGCTGCGCGAGGCGCACGACGCCGTCGCCAAGGGCACCGGGCAGTCCGACGCGGGCGGCCGCGCCCCCGATTACCGCGACGTCATCATCACGCGGCAGCACGGCGAGTACGGGCCGTTGCTCGCCGTGCGCCGCCACGAGTTCACCGGGCCGGACGACGTACCGAGCCCGTGATCCCGCGCCGACACGGCGCACCACAGGCTCACCTCACCCCGACACGGGAGATCACCATGCACACGCGCACCCTGCCCCGTCATGCCCGCACCGGGCAGCTCGCCGTCGGTTGGCGCAAGCCGCGCCCCGGCGAGGACCCCGACGGGCTGTTCCCGATCTGGCCGATCCTCGGCGGCGCCCCGGGCGACGGCGGCGACGACGGGGGCGACGACGACACCGACGATTCCGGCACGGACGACGGCGACGGCGGCGACGACCAGGGCGACGACGGCGACGAGTGGCAGTCGGTCATCGACCAGTGGAAGGCCGAGGGGCTCAAGCCGAAGCAGATCGCCGAGCGGCTCGCCGCCTCCCGGAAGTGGGAGCAGCGCGCGAAGAAGAACAGCACGGCGGCCGAGGAGCTCGCCAAGCTCAAGCGGCAGGGGATGAGCGAGGTCGAGGCGGCCGTCGCCGCGGCCCGCGCCGAGGAGCGCGTGAAGGGCGGCGAGCGCATCGCCCGCTCGTCGTTCCTCGCCGCGGCAAAGGGCCGCATCCCCGACCCGAAAGCGGTCGTCGAGGAGATCAACCTTCGCAGGTACGTCGACGACGACGGCGAGGTCGACGACGACGCGATCGCCGCGCTCGTCGACAAGCTCGCCCCGAACAAGTCCGACACGGACGACGACAACGACGACGCCGACGAGCGCGACACGCGCCGCCGTCGCCGTCCGGCCCGCGGCTATCAGGGCGCCCGCAACGGGTCCGGCCGCAGCAAGGACAGCAAGCGGGGGCAGGTCGACGGCAACGCGCTGTTCGAGGAACTGCTCGGGCGCAAGCCGCAGACTTCCCGCACCTCTTGACCACTAGGAGAGACACATGGATCTCAGTCTTCGCACTGAGACGTCCGGGGTGGACGATCAGTCGTGGCTCGGCAGCGAGCACGGCACGCAGGCGACCGAGTCGATCACCCTCGACACGTCGACGTTCACCCCGGCGACGCACTACCCGGACGGGTATTTCAAGAGCGGCATCCCCCTCGGGCAGATCACCGCCGGCGGCAAGTTCGGCCCGTACGACAACGCCGCGACCGACGGCCGGCAGACGCTCGTCGGGTTCCTGTACGCCGCGGTCAAGGCGCCCGCGTCGAACACGGTCGACGTCGGCGCCGCGCTGTTCGTGCACGGCAAGGTCCGGTCCGCGCGTCTGCCGCTCGGCGCGGTCGACGCCGCCGGGCAGGCGGACGTCGCCGGCCGTATCCGGTTCATCTGAGAGGGGGTGGCGTAGATGGCATGGGTTCTCGACACCGAGTACATCGAGCCCGAGGAGCTGACCGCGGTCATCCGGGCCTCGTTGGCCGAGCAGCAGGTGAACCGGTTCACGCTGGGCCGGTGGCTGCCGAACGTGGCGATCGACGACATCACGTTTCGCTTCAACAAGGGCGGCACGGGCGGGCTCGCCGAGGCGAGCGTCTACCGTTCGTGGGACACCGAATCCCGGATCGGTCGGCGCGAGGGTGTCGCTCAGGTGATGGGCGAGCTGCCCCCGATCAGCGAGAAGATCCCGCTGAACGAGTATGACGCGCTGCGGATCCGGTCGCTCGACACCGCCGACCCGATGCGCCGGGCGATCGCCCGCGACGCGTACCGGCTCGCGACGAACATCGCCGCGAGGTTCGAGCTCGGCAAGGGCGAGGCGCTCGCCAACGCGCAGTTCACGATCAACGAGAACAACCTGCAGCTCGCCCCGGTGCAGTTCGGGCGCAAGCCTGAGCACAGCGTCGTCGCTGCGACGCTGTGGTCGGATCACGCGAACGCGCGGCCGCTCGACGACCTCGAAGCGTGGACGCTGGTCTACGTCAACACGAACGGCACCCGTCCCGACCGGGCGCTGATGCCGCGTACCGTGCTCGCGCACATGCGGCAGTGCGACCAGGTCGTACGGCAGGTGTACCCGCTCGCCCCGGCCGGGTCGGCGCCGATGGTTTCCGTCGAGCAGCTCAACACCGTGCTGTCGAGCCTCGACCTGCCCGCGATCGAGTTGAACGACGCGCAGGTGTCCGTCGACGGCACGCCCACCCGCGTCATGCCCGCCGACGCGCTCGTGTTCGTGCCCGCCCCGGGCCCGACCGACGCGGCGCAGCCGAGCGACCTCGGCGGGTTCCTGCTCGGCACGACCGCCGAGTCGCTCGAACCCGAGTACAGCTCGGTCGCTGAGCGGGCCGGTGTCGTCGCCGCCACGTGGAAGACCAAGGA